TATCAACTATTATTGAATTATGTAAAGATATTGATGGTTGTACACTAGGATATATTTTACGTTCAATTGGGATGGAAGAACAAATGTTACGCCAATTGGTAATGAGATACCCACAATCAGATACAATTGATTTATTAAATGAAAAAATCGAATTGGATAATGAAAGACTTGGCCTCGCCAATAATTGATGTTATATTTAGTTAAATAAGAAAAAAGATATGAATTATATAGTAGAAGATATTATTGAAGTACCAGTTGTAACTATTGATGAGTTTTATAATGATGAAAAAACATTAATTATTCATAGCCATATTAACACAAAAGGTAAAATGATTCTAAACAAACAAGAAGCATCTTTGCTTTTAATTGAATTATATAAATTTATTAATCTCTAATCAGACTATTTGTTTGGCCTCGCCAATAATTGATGTTATATTTAGGTATAAGAAAAAAATAAAGATATGATACACGAAACAGAATTAAAATCAGGTTACTTCATTTACGGTAACAAAGGTAATGTGTGGGAAAACACAGCACACATTTACAAATCAGGCCAAGGTAACTTATGTGGTACACCAGCGCTTGCAACTAACCATGCCAAGTTTAATGGAATTAAAGTGGCGGGTTGTGTAAAGTGTAGTGAAGAGTATAGTGAGTTAATGGAACATCAATATTGGATTGATAAAAAAGAAGATTTAATGGAAGGTTAAACAGGTTTGGCCCTCCGGGGTAAGGATGTTATATTTAAGTATTAAGAAATTAAAGAAAAAAGATATGAACCAAACACAAACTAAAAGACGCGGTAGACCGTCTAAAAAGAAGGTAGCGCAAAATGTCACATACACGCCATCGTTAATTGATTTCTCGGCTATAACTAAGTTAAATAACTTAAATGTCGACCCTAAAATGATGGAGACAATGAAATCAGGTCTAGCATTAGATCACTTTGTAAGTTATGAGGGTGGAGTGCCGAGTGCTTCAAATATGATGATTATAGGTGATCCGGGTGTAGGTAAAACAACATTGTTACTTGATCTATTAGCCGCGGTACAAAATAAAAACCGTAAATGCTTATTCATATCAGGTGAAATGGGCCGTAAACAAATGTTTAAATACACACAACGATTTCCACAGTTTGGTATTGTAGATACTTTATTTATGAGTGATTATATGAATCACAACACCAAGGATGTAATAGAACAAGCGCTTAACATTGGCTATGATTTAGTTTTAATTGATTCTATCGCTGAGATTATTGATGGGGTTAGGGATGATAATAATTGGGATAGAAAAATTGCCGAGTCATGGTTAGTAGATGTTTGTGTTAATAATAATAAAGGCGATAACAAAGGAAATAAGTACACATCGTTTCTACTGATTCAACAAGTTACTAAAGCGGGTGTGTTTGTGGGTTCGAATAAGCTGAAACACTTAACAGACGCAATGTTAGAAATGAGACGTGAGTCGGATAGAAATGGTGGTGGTACATATTTAACATTTACTAAGAATAGAAACGGTGAGGCTGGGATGAGAATGAGTTTTCAATTAACAGGCACACAAATATATTACGGCACAATTGAAATTGATTCTGATGGATCAGATGAGGAGTTGGAATTAGAAATAACCAACCCGGAGTATCAAAACATTATTTTTTCTTAATATCTGAGGTAACTGGTCCTGGCGCGTTTCATATCCGCCCAGGGCTAACCTCTTGTTTGGCTTCCCGAGCAATTGATGTTATATTTAATTATAAAGAAAAAAGATATGACAAACACAAACACTATCATCAAACAATTTTTAAAATTAAATTTTCCTAAACAGTTTATTTATTTTAATAATCCAAAATCAATTAAAATTCAATTACCAAACACAATTTCTGAATCATTAATTAATTTTTTACAATCTCAAAATATTCAATTTAATTCAACACAACCTGAATTAATTCAATATCAATTAAAATTTATTAAAAATATGACTCAAATCATAATTAATAAATAAAAAATTTGGCTTCCGGGTCAATTGATGTTATATTTAGATATAATAAGAAAATAAAGATATGAAAAAAGAAATTATTATTGCTCAAAAAAACAAAGATTTAATCATCACAAACTATAGTGGTGATAGTATGTGTGGTGAAGGTAAGTATAGAGTTATAACAAAATGTCAAGCCGGGTTTATGATTACAAGTGTTAAACAGGCTAAAAGTGCGATTGATGTATTTCGTAGTTATAAAATTAAAAATGTACATTCAATTGCCTATATAAAAGAAAATGATAAGTTGGGTGGGTATGATTTTATGGTTTACGCTCGGGTAGGTAAAAAAGTATGGATTGAGGAAGATTTATTACGTGAGTTAGAGATAGGTGATATTAATCAGAGTCTATATAATACAGCTTTATATTCTCAAGAACAATATAATAAAGTAAATGCTAAGTCATGGGCAAGTAAAGCATATGTGATGAATGGTTCGTTTGAATTTAGTGAGGTCTGATTTGGCCTCGCTAATAATTGATGTTATATTTAGATATAATAAGAAACGGATATGAAAATATTAAACATTTTAGATGTACCAGGTAATGAGTTAGTAGAAGTGTTATGGATCGATGATAATGAAATCGAGTTAATACCACTACAAGAGTTTATTAGTAAGTATGGAGTAGACAAATTAAATAAATAAGATATGAATATAATAAAATTAGAAACAAGAACAACCACAACGTTTGAGGTGTATTATGAAAGGTATAATTACACAGTGGTTAAAGAACAGTTAAGTAAAAACACATTTAAGTACACTGTGATAGAAAGTTTTGATCAACCACTTGATGATGACTTTAAATCAAGGTTAGTGATGGAACTAGAAAGTGTAATTGGTTAACCATGAAAAAAACAATCACACTATTAGCATTACTAATTGGATTACTAATGTTAACACAATCATGTTCATCACGTCGTTACTATAGACATCACAAGCCTAAACAAGCATGTAAAGGCGGTGACTGGGGAGGCAATTTAATGGAAAAACGTATCTGGTAATTGTTACCTTAAGTTTGGCCTCACCAATAATAGATGTTATATTTAGGTATAAAGAAAAATAAGATATGGCAACGGATAAAGAAAAATTATACATTATTAAAAATGCATTAGTAATGGTATTAGAATCTGATGTAATAGTTGATGATAATAATTCAGATGCATTTAAATTTGGTTACTTGAAAGGTACCATTAATACAATAATTGAGTTTATAAACGAACAACAGTAAATAATATAGTCAGGTGGCGGAATGGTAGACGAGGGCTTCCCGCAAGAACAGCTCGCCCAAAGAGGTTACAGGTTCGAATCCTGTCCTGACTACGAAGAGATAACAATCTTCCGATATGGCATCCATTCCGTTAATATGGAGAACTTGTTTGGCGGCTCGGAAAGACGAGCATTTATATTTAAAACAATAAACAACATGGTAGCATTTTTATTAATAGTAGCAATACTATATTTAGCCTCAATTAACAATAAAATTAAACAATAATAATATGAAAAAAACATTAGTAGTATTAATCACTATGTTGAGTATAAATTCAGTTTATAGTCAAGATAAAGTTGAGCAAGGATGGAGTGTAGAAATGAAGGATTATGGAGTGAATAATATAAATGAGCAATTCCAAGATAACCATGTTGACACATTATCAAATATAGAAGCTGCTAGTTATTGTTTATTTAGATCTGGTACTGAAAAAAATGATGCTATGGCTATTTGGTTTAGTGGTAGTGTTATAAGTTCAGTTTTAATAGCATCAACAATTGTTAACCCATTAGTAGCTGCTGGTGTGTTAACTGTTTCTGGTGTTGCTGGTTTAATTGTAATGGTTAATAGTAATGAGTCATTAAAAGACGCTGGTCGTTTATTATCACCTCATAATCATGATCATAAAGAATGGATAAATGGAGAAAAAATATACATTAAATACTAAAACCGCAATAACATGTCAGACATCGGAATCGACTTTAGCATCACGTTAATACTTACTATGGTAGTATTGGTGGTTGGAACAGAATTAATTGACCGTTATAAACGTTATAAACGAGTTAAATAATATTTCATATCATATCTTATGGGGGTCTGGATTTCTAGATCCCCTTTCTTTTGTTTTGTGTGGGTTACATCCCCTATCTGTTTGCGGTATATATACGGTATATGTACGGAGGTAATGCGGTGGAAATGCGTGCGTTGTTATCCATCGATGCGTGGTATGTGGTATAGTATAGGGGGAATGTAAAAACAGCAAGTAAACGTATACTGCGCGCGGAGCGTATATATTGATATACTACCACTACCTACCATACCGCTAACACACATTAACACCGCTATACTACCACTACCTACCATACCGCTAACACACATTAACACCGCTATACTCCGCCCATATCCCGGCTATAAACGACAAACGATTGTAAAATGCATAATGCGCAATTCCATATAGCCCCTTTGGTATAACCGGTTAAAGGCCGGAAACAACTTAGAAGTACAATTTTTCACATCGATGCAAGTATATACCTATATACCTTAAGTTTGGCTCACCAGGATAAGGATGTTATATTTAAGATGTTAAAAAAGATATAAGTTAAACAATTTAAAAAATAAAGGTTATGCTAGACATTAAAAACATGGATTTCATCAACAAATCGGAAATCAAAACAAGAGCAAATTCAATTTTCACAACTACCGGTTCACCTAGTACTTCAGATAAGTACGCTCACATCTCAACCGAAAAAATTATCGACGATATGGAGTTATTAGGATGGGGAGTAGTTGATGCAAAACAAGTTAAGGCGCGTAAGAGTGTAGGATTTCAAAAACACTTAGTTGTGTTTAGAAATCCAGAAATTGTAATTGATGGAGCAGATGGTGACACAGTTTTTCCTCAAATATTACTTACCAATTCACATGACGGTAAAAATGCATTTACATTCACAGCCGGTTTATTTAGAATGATTTGTGAAAATGGTTTAGTGGTTTGTAATCAAGAATTCGAGAACCTAAAAATTAGACACTACGGATACGATTTTGAGGAATTAGAAAAAACCATTAATACAATGGTAGAAAAGTTACCGTTAACTGTTGAATCAATGAACCGCTTTAAAACCACGGTTTTGAATTCAAACCAAATGCTTGATTTTGCTAAACGCGCATTGAATTCCAGATTTACTGATAGTGAATTAGAGCATATTACTATCGATTTAAATGACTTATTAACTCCGTCACGTGAGGAAGATAAGGGTAACGACATGTGGTCAGTGTTCAATACAGTTCAAGAAAAGTTAACACACGGGTTATTTAATTACGCTTACGGTTCTAAAAATCGTAAGGCACGTAAAATTAAGAACTTCAATAAGGACATGGAGTTAAACAATAAGTTATATCAATTAGCAAACGAATTCGTCAATTAATGGTGAGTTTGTATATATGTATATTAGTAGATAGGTATACACAAAATTAGCGCGCGAGAACTATGGGAAGTTATAAAACCAATAAACAAGTATTAAAAAAATTAACTGTTGAAGAAGCACAAGCCTTTATTCCGGTTAGTATGGAAAATTCTGATGAATTAGAAAATGCTTATTTTTATACTATGGTTCCTATGGGTAATGGTTGGGATGAAATAAATTATTATACTAATCGAAATACTCAAACTTGGAGACAAGGTAAACATAATAGTTGGATTTATATTTTATCTAATAAAACAATGCCTGGCCTTTTTAAAATTGGTCATACAACAAAACATCCTGATGAGCGGGCTAAAGAAATTTCACGATCAACTGGTGTTCCAATTCCGTTTGAAGTTGAATGGGCGTTTGACTGTTTTGACTCTGATAGATTAGAAGCAGAAATTCATAGAGCATTAGATTCGTTTAGGTATTCATCAAATAAAGAATTTTTTGAAATATCATTAAATGAGGCAAAAGAAACTATAAGGAAGCTTGGCTCCGCATATAGGAGTTAGTATATTTATAATACGATAAATTAAACAAATAAAACCAATAAAAAAGATGAAAAATCTAATTGCAATCGCGGCTTTAGCTGCAATCGTTTTGACTTCATGTCAATTTAACTCAACAAAAGAAACTACAACTACAGATTCAACTTCTGTTGATTCAACAGTAGTAGTAGATTCAGTATCTGTTGATACAGTAACTAAGTAATTAGTTACGCTTTCTTAGCTCAGCTGGTAGAGCAACTGACTTGTAATCAGTAGGTCGCAAGTTCGATTCTTGCAGAAAGCTCCCGGATTCATATAAATCGAGCGCAAAACCAATTGCTCCTTAGGTAGAAATATATGGATAAACAACCCGTCACGGTATGTTCAAGGACAGGAGTGAACTAAGGAGAAAATAGTCAGGTGGACGTAATGAGGGATGGTGCCCAAGTCCAATAAAATGGTTGTTTATCCGGTTCGAGTCCGGCCCTGACTACATATCGCGGGATAGAGCAGTTGGTAGCTCGCTAGGCTCATAACCTAGAGGTCATAGGTTCGAGTCCTATTCCCGCTACATTAGCCCTAAGTACACGGGATCGAAAAGCAGTCGTGGCATACCGTAAGATCTGCTCGCTTAATTGCTCCTAATCGTTAGTAGGCACAGTTGACAACTCTGGAGGCGATACAAAAGTTGTAATTGGAGATTTGGCAGAGCGGTCGAACGCGGCAGTCTTGAAAACTGTTGAAGGTAATACTTCCCAAGGTTCGAATCCTTGAGTCTCCGCTTCTTACCCTTTCGTCTAATGGCAGGACAATTGGTTTTGGTCCAATTAATCGAGGTTCGAGTCCTTGAGGGGTAACTGTTCTTTGATATATTGGTAGTATTAAAATCATAAGGAGACAAACAAATGGAAACATTATCATTTATTTTAGGAATGTCCTCGGTAGTGGTTATCGCAATTGCGGTAGTTGCTGTTATAGGATTTTTTAAGGTTAGAAGTGTTGAAAAACAATTTAACGAATACAGACAAAACTTTACTGTTGGGTTTGATATGAGAACAAAAGATATTCACGATAGTATACATCAGGTAAATGATCAATTACATCGTAGAATTGATAACACAGAAAGAGAAGTTTTTTCCCAATTAGACTCTCGATTAGATAAATTGGAAACTAAATTAACAGACACAATTAAAAATGGTTGTGAACCTGTTAGAAAATAAATAAATAAATTAAACCCACTACCAATATATTAAGAACGCTCGGTTCGTCTAGGGGTTAGGACAGGAGATTTTCATTCTTCAAACAGGGGTTCGATTCCCCTACCGAGTACAATATTTATCATAAAATAAGTTGTCGTCAATTAGTTATATTTATCTTTAAATAATTAAAACGATAATGAAAAATATTATAACCTGGTTAGGTGGTCTTTTCAAAGATGAAAAAGGCACACCATCTTCTAAGAGATTCGTAGGAATCTTATGCGCAATAACACTATGTATTACTATGTACTCTAATTCATTTACAGAGGCTCATTTTGCTCCTTCTAAAGAATTAGTTGATGCTGTTGCATTACTTGCATTCGGATGTTTAGGTCTTGCATCTGTAGATAAAATTTGGGGTAAGAAAAAAGAAGGAGAAGAATAATGGCAGCACCTAAAAAAACAGAAATTAAAGTTCCTTCAGCTATGCCTGTATCTTTTGAACAATTCAGTAAAGATCCTGTAAAGGGTTTATTGTTTATTGTATTAGTAGCGATTGGTTATTTATATGTTGATGGTAAGATGAATTATACTCAACAAATAGATAAATATAATACAGAAGTAATTATGTTAAATCAAAAAGTTGATAAATTAACAGAACATATTAGAAAAAGCGATTCAACTTTAGGGTATATGATTTCAAAAGTTGAAATGTTACAAATAATAAAATGAGAATAGCTATTATATTTATATTTTTAATGACTGCTGTTTTGGCTCAATCGCCAAAAGTAGTAGATCCTAAAGAAAAAGAGTTAGATGCTCTTATGTTAAAATCTCAAAACAGGTTAAAGAAGATTAATGTGCTTACAAAGCAAATTGATAAGATGTCTTCAAGCAAAGTAAATGGGATGAAAGAAAGTATAGAAACATTACAAGAAGAAAAAACACAATTAAAAAATGAACTACAAGAAACTAAGGCTATTGTTGAGTATAACTCTCCTGATAAGTCTATCCCATTCAGCCTTGAGCCAATCGTATCCGACTCAACGAATTGAGGGTAAGGATACTGTTGTTGTAATGACTAAGAAGCAAGCAGAGAATATCAATATCGTATTTAAAAATACCAAGACTCAGATTGATAAACTCAAGATAGAAATTGATTCTATTACTAAAATTAAACCAACTGTAGTTAAAGATACTATCTATAAGCGTGGCTCTATTCTAATCCCTAATGGGAACTATTTGCTTTATAACTTTAATGAAGCAGAGAATAGATATGAACTAGATCCTAACTCTGTTATAACTGCTAAAGGTACAGACGATGATACTACTACAAATCTAGATGCAGTCATTACTACTATAGGATTTGTCACTATATTTTCTTTATTTATTTTATTATTATAACTTATGCAATTATCAAAGTATTTCACATTAGCTGAATTAACTCCTTCAGGAACAGCAAAACGTTTAGGTATTAAAAATGATCCAACTCCTGCACATTTAGAGTGCTTAAAAGGATTATCAGTTAACGTATTAGACAAAGTAAGAGAACATTTTGGAAAACCAATTTGGGTTTCTTCAGGTTACCGTTCTAAAGCATTAAATGAGGTTACTCCTGGTTCTAGTGCTACATCACAACACTGTTCAGGTGAAGCAGCTGACTTAGATCAAGACGGTAGAGGTACAGGTGTAACTAATAAAATGGTATTTGATTATATTAAAGACCACTTAACATTTGATCAATTAATTTACGAGTACGGAACTGATACTAACCCAGATTGGGTTCATGTAAGCTGGGAATCTACAGGTAAACAAAGAAAACAAGTATTACGTTGTACTAGAGTAAACGGTAAACCAGTTTACACACCTTATAAGTAATTCATTTACAGCTTGGCATTATGACCACTCTTTATTATATATCAGGAGTATGGACATAGATAAAGTATTTAATTCATTTAATGATGGAGAGTTTCAAGAGGCAATTAATGACCTCAGGGACACTCCTTCTTATTGGATTGGTATGTTTAAAAAACTAATACACAATTATAATAACGGTTATCAATACTTCATGAAAAATCTTTTAGACTCACTAGAAGATGAACATGACATAGATAAAGATAAAGTAAAAGACACAGTTGAATACTTAACTTATTCTATAGCATATTCATACATTAAAAGACTTGATATTACCGATTTATCCCATGTATATTACATTACCTTAGCAACTGACGATATGCTGTTGACTAGTGTTAAACGTTGTTTATACTACTTTGAATCAATAGAAAGATATGAAGATTGTGCATATCTAAAATCACTTGAAACAGAGGTAAACAAAATCCTCCTAAAGTTTGGCTCCCCAAGTAAATAACGTTATATTTTAAATACGGGTTTTAAGGATTAAGAGAGATAGGGAATAAGAACGAAACAAGAACAAAAAACACCTAGAGAATAAAATGGGTGGTTATAAATAAACATATGAGAAATAGAGAAATTTTTAATAGGAAATTAGAGAACTTAGAGTCTAATTTAACTAAAATGTCTTACTTATTAAGACGCCAAGGAACTAAAGATGAGTATGATGACATGATCACATCTTGTAGAGATTTAATTGAACAGATGAAATCATATATTAATATGGAACCTGTTACACCTAATGAAATTAATAAGTACTAATATGTTACAACCGGAACAAATATTAAGTAACTGGGAAGAGTTCTTAGGTTATATTGATATGTACATTATGGGAGACCGTGGTACTAAGTTAAAAGCGTTTTATGAACAATATTCTGAACGTTTTATGATGATGCCTGCTGCTCATAAGCCTCAATATCATAATTGTTTTCCTGGTGGTTATGTAGATCATGTTAATAGAGTAATTCAAGGTGCTTTAAAAATAGATCGTGTATGGAGAGAAATGGATGTAATAGATACTTACTCTACTGAAGAATTAGTATTCTCAGCTATGAATCATGATTTAGGTAAATTTGGTACTTTTGAACAAGAAGCATATTTACCTCAAACTGACCAATGGAGACGAGAAAAATTAAATGAACCATATATGTTTAATGATCGTTTAGAATTTATGTCTGTCCCTGATCGAGGTTTATATATATTATCTCAGTTGGGAATTACAGTTACTAAAAATGAGATGTTAACTATTAAATTACATGATGGTCTATATGATGAAGCTAATAAACCATACTTAATGTCATGGATGCCAGAAACTAGACCTCGTACTTCATTAATTTATA